TTACAGTTTGCGTTCACGATAATCCCTCAGCAGAGTGTGAGCGCCGGCCTTCTTGTCCTCATGGCGGCTGTATCGCTCGACCATTTCCACCGACAATCCGATTGCATCGCTGATCTGCGGCCCTGTGTATCCGAGCCGCCTCAGGCTGGTGACGGCGTTGGCGCGCAGGCCGTGCCATACCGCCCCATCCAGTTCCGGATGCTTGCCCCTGAACTCGTCAAACACCTTCCACAGCTGATTCGTGCTGATGGGCTTGGCGGCGCTCTTGCCGCTGTCCTGTAGCAGGAACGGCCCAGGCCGCTTCTCCCAGGTCGCCATCTCGGCCGCCAGTTCGGGGAAGATCGGGCAGACCGGCCGCACCCCTGTCTTTTTCTGGCGCAGGGACAGCGTCTCGCCGTCCACATCAGTCCACCCCAGCCGAACGATGTCGCTGGCCCGCTGGCCCGTGTAGCGCGCGAGGAAGTATGCCCGCCGCAGCACTCCCGTGAAGTTCTTCTCGGCAAAGGCAAGCTGTTCCGCCGTCCAGGGCTTATGCCCCTCGTTGCTCTGGTAGGTCTTCACGCCATGCGTCGGATCGGTCATCAGGTGACCCACCGGCCCTCTGGCCCAGGAACACATGCTGCGCAGCGCATACAGGATATTGTTCGCCCTGCCCGGCTTTTCAGTCCCGATCTTGACGATAAGCGCTTCCACATCGGCCGGCGTCAGGTCGGCGGCGGGCAGGTTGCCCCAGATCTTCTTCACCACCGCCAGATAGCGCCGGTAATAGTCCTGCGTAGACGGCGCGAGCTTGCGCCGCAGCCCAGGCCATGCCGCGACATAGGCATCGATCAGCGCACCGATGGTATCCGTGCGTTCAGGCACACCCTCGATCTTGTTGATCATCGCCCAAAACTCGGGCTGCCTTGGATCATCTGGAAGGCGGATGCGAGGGCCAGCTTGCGCCGTTCCCCGACCCCTTTGATAGTAGTAATAGGTCCGGCCCGGATGCGTGACACGGTGGACCCCGCGCGGAAGATCGATCTTAGGTGACATTGCGCAAAGCCTCTTGGAACGGACTGACGGGCACCCCGACAGGCGGGCTCAACTTGGCCTCGACCTCGGCCCAGCACCACCGGACAGAACCGGCCAGGCGCCGCGGCTTGGGCAGCATGCCCTTGCGGGTCCAGTCATCGACCGTCGCCTCGGAAACGCAGAGTTCCGCCGCAAGCGCAGACTTGTCGGGATAGGCTGGGGGACGGTCCCCCAGCACAGGACGGCGGGCCATGCTAGCGGTCCTCCCTGCTACTGATACCCCAGACCTGCCGGGCCGTTCCAACCGGATCGAAAATCCAGTTGAGATCGAGCCCGAGCTTCCGCCCCAGCACCGCGATTTTCCACATGACGGGCTTCATGGCGCCACCTTCTCGATGTTGGTGATGTCAAGGGCGTTCTGCAGATCATGTGCCAGCGAACCCAGGAGGCCGGCAATTTCCGACGCCGCTGCCGTGTCGCCGAACCCGGCATCCAGCATGTTCTCCAACGCCCTCGCCGCGCAGCGCACTTTCAAGGCAAGGGATTGCTGTTCGGCAAGATAGGCTTCGAGCGCGGGGTTCATGCCGCATCACTCCTTGCCCAACGGATGCTTTCCGTGACGCAATCCAGACGCGTTTCCAGCGACTCGATACCGCTGCGCAGCGCCGCGGCGCGCGGCTTGTCCAGCCCCTCCATCGCGAAGTGGATCAGCCGGCAGAGGTCGCGGGCGTGATCCAGTTCGTCCAGCGCATCGCTCAGATGATGCGCGTTGCGGGGATTGATTTCGTTCGACGTTTGCACCATGTTCATGGGCAAGATCCTTTCGATTGCGTTGGGATTTTCCGAGACCGCGTGGGTCGCACCCCATGCGGTCTCGCTTATTTCAGGCTTGTTCACGTTCGCGCTCCATCGCCTGCCGGATCAGGTTGATGAGCAGGTTGTTCATAGAGCGATCCTCCATCTCGGCTCTCATCTTCACCCACTTTTTCAACTCTTTCGGCAACCGCAGGCCAAAGGGTGGTTCCTGGTGACGCTTCACGACCCCTCCTTTCTTCTAATAGAAGCTATCTACTATTAGAAGCTATTGCCTGTCAAACGTTCTTGCTACAAATAGAAGCCATGACCGATTCCACGCCCAAACAAGAGCCGCCATATGGCCTCCGTATGCCGCCTGACCTCAAAGCTCGGGTGAAGGCTGCCGCTGAGGCGAACAACCGCAGCATGAATGCCGAGATTGTTTCACGGTTAGAGGAAACCTTTCTGGCAGAGAGCTTTGCCACCACAGGGAAAAGTGCGGATAACCTTGCGGACATTGATGATCTAGCGGAGAAGCTAGTCGCTCTCATCATGGAGAAGGGCTTAATTCCGCCGACGCGTGAAAGATGATCAAATGAAGAAAGCTGACGCCGAAGCTGGCATCCGTCATCTCTGTTCGGTCTACGCCGACGCACATGGCGTCCCTATGGATGGAACCGGTGACCCCTCGTTCGGCAACTTCCATCGATGGGTGCGCGATAACTACCCTTCATGTCTGGACTTCCGCACAACAGGCAGCATATCCGACACGGTGGAACAGTGGTGGGCGGAGGAGTTCAAGCAGACATGGCGATACTGAATATGATCGCATGACCCTGATCCCCAACGAGCGCACCAAGCTGCTGGCGAACGCGCTGGACCGCGCCTCGACGGCCTGTTTCACGGTCGGCATCGCAACGCCCGTTGCCGGATATATCTATAACATCAGCAACTTGCGCGAGAGCCTGCCCGCGTGGATCATGCTCGGGGGCGGAATCGGTTGGATTTCTGCCTGTGTCGCCTTACATTTGATGGCGAGACGCACCCTTGGAGGGCTGAAATGAGCGAGTTCGTCATTGCCTTCATCGCCATGCCGCTGACCGTGGTCGCCGTGGGCTACGTCGCCATGCGCCTCAACGAGCGCGCAGTGAAGCACGAGAAGCACCACCCGGCCGAGTGATCACCGCCCAAGCATCGCATCGAACCGCTCGGCCGTGAGACGCCGACGATATGGGCGCTTGGGGCGCATCTCGGCAAACATACGGTCAGCCAGCCTGGCGGTCAGCTTGCGCGGAAAATACCGCAAGACTCCGGTGGCATGCTTGTGCTTCGCCACGCAGGACGGCGAACAGAACCGCTGTCGCCCCGAGGTGGCACGGAAGACCACGCCGCATTGAGCGCATGCAACCTCACCGTGCCGTTTCGTGGCCTCCACCGAACACTGATGGCAACAGAACCGGCGGCTTGGCTTGTCGGGCTTGAAGCTTTGACCGCAATGATCGCACAACCGCGGCTCTACCGTCGCTAGGCGCCGCCGAGTCTGCGCAGCAGATATGCATGCGGTGCTGCAATACCTCGCACCCTCACGCATGCTTTCGGGAAGAGTATCCCCACAGTTGGCGCATTTTCGGCCGGTTCTTCCGGCGCGCGGTGGCTTTCTGCTTAGCCCTCGTGCCAGGCGCTCCATGTCGGTGCGATCATCGGCCTTGCACTGCGGCGAACAAAACTTGCGGTTGCTTCGCGTCCCCGCCGGGAACGGCGCATTGCAGTATTCGCAGCGATGGGTCAGATCCAGCGTGTCGCTAGCATCACGGCCTTCTCTCCCTGCGCCCGCTTGCGCGTTGCAAGTCTTTGGTTGTACGAAGCCGCGCAGACTGTCCCGCAAAACTTGTGATGACCCTCGGGCAACGGCCCGTGACAGCGAGCGCAGCGGGTCCGCTCGATCAGCATTCCTGCGTGAATAGTCCATTCCGGCTGCCCTTCATCCCAACCCGGCCGCGTTGCCCGAACGGCGCGGAAAGCCTCCTCCAGCATTTCTCGCGCCATTGCATCGGCGCCCATCCAGCCCCAGCCCTGGCGACAGAGGTCGGCCCTGATGCCGGCGCGCAAGGGGCCTTCCAGCCCGAACAGCGTGGCGGTCGCCCCGGCCTCGAAGGCCAGCCGGATCACCGCCACCAGTTCCTTCACCAGCAGGTCGAACCTGCCCTTGCCCAGCCGCCCGCGCCGGGCTTCCCGTTCTCGTCGTTCAGCAATGCGCGGGTGCGGCCTCATCCCATCACCGCATCCAGCAGCGCCGCGCTGATCGGGTGCTTCGAGACCGGCGGCAGGGTCTTCACGCCCTCTGTTGCCTTGGAGGATGCATAGGCTCGGCCGAGCCAGGCCTCATCCATGGCGAGGATGGTCTCGACATGGCGAGGCCCCAGCGGCTGGCGCATGAGCCGGCACCAGGCGAGTATCTCCGAGGGCTGAATGGGGTTCGGCCCCTGCATGGAATAGGTGCGGGTCCGGGAAAGCCGCTGGAAAGCATTCCAGAGGTCGCGCCCCGCCTCGGGTGGAACAACCTTCCCGCCGCCGAGAGAGGCCACCACGGCGGCGCATAGCTGCTTGCGGAGACGGTTCATCAGCGGCCACCCCTCAGATACTTCTGGTCGGACTGACGGCGCGCGTTGGTTGCGACAACCTGCGCTGTCACCTTGCCGCTCACCTTTTCCACGAAGGCTTGCAGGTTGCCATTCTGATCCACCGCGACCCGAACATCTACCGCGCCGCCCGATTGATCGGGACCGGCCGAGCGGGTGCTTTTCGTGTGATCGACCACCGTTTCGCGTGGGTGCATGACCGCGAGGAAACCGCCCTTGCCGTCGATGCCCCCAGATCTGGACGCATTGCCGGTATAGCCGCCCCCGTCGAAAGACAGCGCCCCGCCGATCACGCTGGAAAGCGAACCCATGCCGGGCAGCCCCATGATACCCTTGATCACCTGCGCCTTGGCAATCTCAGCCAGAAGAGAAGCCACCGCGTCCTTGGCCGAGGCCGATCCGTCGATGATAGAGCCGAACATATCTTCCAGCGCATCCCTGCCGCGCTCACTGGCGCCGCGGATCTGTTCCATCTTGTCGGCCGCGTCCTCGGCTGCCTGACCAGCCCGTGCATATCCGGCCGCCAGAGCATCGATCTCGGCTTCCAGTTCGGGCGTGATCTGCCGACCTGCCTGCTGCGCCGCCGCGAGGAGGCGGGCCTTTTCGGTGGCATAGGCCATGGCATCGCCGTAATCCTCGCCGGAGATCGCGACGGCCGCGAGAACCTGCGCCTCGATCTGCAAGGCCTCGGTGCGCTCGCGGATCGACTTGGCATCCCGCTCGAACTCATCGAGCTTTTCCTTGTCGCCGCGTCCCTTGCTCTTTCCGCCGCCCCGGCCGGCACGATCCGCCGCCGAACGGGCCTCATCGCCGGCGATGGACGCTTGGGCAAGCCGGGTCACCTCGGCATCGGTCAGGGTGGCGCCGGCCTCGCGCGCCCGCTTTCGCACCGCCTCCTCCTCGCGGGCCAGCCGCAGCCCTTCCGAGGTCGCGGCATTGCGCGCGTTTTCCGATTCGGTGAAACGCTCGTTGGCCTCGCGCATGGCATCGAGGGATTGCATGCTGGCCGCCTCGGCCGCATGGCGCTGGCGCATGGCCTCGCCTGCCCTGGACGCGGGATCGACGCCGGCGGCCGCCGCCAGGGCGCCAACGAGGCCGCGCGCCAATGCCGTGACGCTGGAAATCACCCCGCCGAGCCGGGAAAGCTGATCCATGACCCCGGTGAACTGGATGCGGTCCCCGGCTTCCAGCGTGTCGAAGGCATCCTGCGCCCCGGCCTCGACCTCGCCGAGCCTGGACAGGAAATCCGCGCCGGTCATCTCGCCCCGGCGGAAGGCGTTGACCAGCTCCTCCATCTTCAGGGACGCCTCGCGCAGCGCCTGGCCGGCCTCGGTATGGCCGAGGAACTCCAGGTCCGCCCCGGCCTCTTGCAGCGCCGGCACCAGCTGCGCCGCCGCGTCGGCAAGCGCGGCATATTCCTGATCGAGCTGGCGCACCGCCTGGGCATTCTCGTCCACCAGGTCGCGACTGCGATCGAGTGCATCATAGACCTCATCGCCCAGCACCGCCCGCGCAACGCCCTCGTCGGGAAACACGGTCTCGATCCGTTCGCGCAGGTCGGTGAAGTCCACCACCGCCTCGGCAACGGCCACGCTGACCCGCTTGGCGAAGGCGCCGACCGTCGCGGTCAGCTGGTTGAACTTTCGGTCCAGTTCGTCGGCACGGGCGATCAGATCGCTGTCGATCACCGCGCCCGCCTCATGGGCACGGCGAATGGTTTCTTCCAGCGCGCCCTGACCCTGTCCCAACAGTTCCACGAAGCGTTCGCCGCCGGTGCCGCCGAATATCTCATCGGCGATACGGATCTGCGCCGCCTTGTCGAAACCCTCCAGCTTGCCGAGGATCTCGACCATCAGCGCCGAAGGGTCTTTCAGCTTGGCTTTCAGGTCCTGCGCCCTGAAGCCCAGGCGGGTGAAGGCCTCGGCCGCCGGCCCGACGCCGGTCACGATGAACTCATCGGCCCGCAGCGACAGTTCCTTGAACCCGTCCACCAAGGCATCGACGCTGATGCGGTTCTGTTCGGCGACGAACTTCCATTCCTGAAACGCCTGGGCCGAGATCCCGGCGCGCTTGGCCTCGTTGCCGATCTCGGCCAGCCCCTTGACCATCTGCCGGGTGCCATTGGCTATACCGGCCACGCCGCCGGCGGCCAGCCCGCCGAGGATGCCCCCCGCCAGCCCCTTGCCGAAACTTCCGATGCTGCCGGTGATGCTCTTCAGCGTGGCGTTGATGCTGCCGGCCGCGCGGTTCATGTCGGCTTCCATCTGCCGGGTCGCGGATCGCGAGCCGCGCCGCAGGTTCTGATAAGTCCGGGTGCCTTGTCCCTCGGCTTTGCGCATCCGCTTCTCGAATTCCGAGATCCGGGCCTCCAGCATCACCACCAGGCGTTCATCCGCCCCCACGCTCGCGTTCATCGCGGCCCCCTATGCCATCCACATGTCTTCGGTGAACCAGCTGGCGCTGCTGGTGAATTGCTCCTCGCCGGCCGCCGCGCGGGCCACGGCCATCGCCGCCGCAACGGCACCGTCGATCTTGTTGCCGGACTTGCCCTTGTGGAACATGCGGTTGCCGGCCTTGTCGGTTTCGACCTGAATGTTCGAGAAGTTCCAGCGCAGGACCGGATGGCCGCCATGTGCCAACCCGCCCGACAGGATGGCGCGTTCCAGCTCCTTCACCGCCGGCGCCATGCTGACCCAGCCCTGCCGGAATTCGACCGCCGGCAAGCCGTCCTCGTTCAGGTTCGCCATCATCGAGCGGCCGAAGGTCGGGTCGAAGGCCGATTCCTTCACGTTGAACCGCGCGTGAAGCTCGCGGATATGATCCTCGACCATGCGCAGATCGACCGTATTGCCCGGGGTCGGGATGATGAACCCGTCCGCCGCCCATTGCAGGTAATCGACGCCATGCAACTCGCCCCGGGCGCGCAGGTTGTCCTCGGGGCAGAAGAACCACGGCCAGACCTGATAGCCGTTGCCATCGCGCCAGGCGGCCACGACGACGGTCAGATCCTCGTTTTTCGACAGGTCCACCCCGAGCCAGCAAGGCGCCTGGGTGATTTCCATCTCCTCCAGGTCGACCTCGCGATTGCCCTGGTCGTAAACCTGCATCTCGACAAAGGGCGAGGTGGACTGGTCGAGCCAGCGGTTCAGGTTGAATTGCAGGAAGCTGTCGCGGTCGAAGGGCGAGTGCAGGGCTTTCTTCGCCTTGTCGCGATAGGCATCGAGGTCGGGATAGCCATGCGCCAGGCCGGGATTGACCGCGAACCAGAGATCCTCGTCCTGCCAATCGTCCTCGGGCTCGGTCATGAAGATCACCGGCAGGGTGGCGGGGTCGTCTATCTCGCCCTTCTGCACCTTCATGGCGTATTCGACTGTCTTCCAGGCCAGGTTTTCCTGCCCGCGCCCCGCGGTGCTGGCGACGATCATCAGGGTGCCGGGCACCTTGACCAGCGCCGAATCCAGCGCCTCCCATTGCTTCAGGCCCGGCCGGCCTTCCCACGCATGAAGCTCATCGGCGATGACCATGTTCGGGGTCTTGCCGTGCTGGGTCTTGCCGTCCGAGGCGATGGCGACATAGCGGGACGGAACCTTGGGGCAGGTAATGCGCGAGACGTATTCCCGAACATTCAGGTGCTTTTCCAGGCGCTTGTCGTTGTTGATGATCATCGCCGCTTCGTTGAACAGTTCCATCGCCTGTTCATGGGCCGAGGCCGCCGAGATGGTCAGCCCGCCCGCCTCGCGCTCGGTGCCGAGGAGATGCAGAAGCATGATGCCGGCGCAGAGCGAAGTCTTGCGGTTGCCGCGCGGCAGCAGAAGCACCACGCGCCGCACCACGCGGGTGCCGTCGGGATGGCGCGGCCCGTAAATGCGCCGGATGATCCGTTCCTGCCACGGGTCCAGCTGGAAGGCCCGGCCCGGAAGCTTACTTTTCGGGTGCTTGAGCATCCGAAGCCACTTCACCGCGGCCTCGCCCCGGCCCAGCGGATCGGGGATTTCGTCGTCATCGTCGATCCAGGACGGTCGCAGCATCAGCCCAGCAACCCCGCCGTGAACAGATCGTCATTGCCCTCGCTGTCCTCGACCGTGGGCCGGGACCGTGAGACCGGGGTGCAGCCGAGTTCCGCCGCCAGCAGGCGGGCGCGGGTCACGGCGTCGGACTGGATGGCGACGGCCGGGTTCTTGCGGACGCTGACCAGCAGCGAGTTGCCGTCCTTGTCGATCTTGTAGACCTTCTGGACATAGCCGAGCTTGCGGATTTCGCGCTCCATCTCGCGAACCGTGCCCTGCGCCAGACAATAGTTCTCGAAGGTGCCCAGGTCCGCCTCGGTCAGGATGCGGCGCTGCGCCAGCATCGGCAAGCTGCGTCGCCATTCCTCCTTGGCATCCTCGGAAAACCAGTCCGGCGGCGGCATATCCTCCAGCGCGTCCAGATCGGTCTTGATGTTCGGTTTCGCGCCCCTCATGGCATGATCCTCACGCAACGCAGTTCCACGCCCTTGCGCCGGCCGATGGGCGTCACCTGCTTGATGTTGAAGGCCTGCCCCCGCCAGATCGCCCGGTCGGCATTGGTGATCCCGTCGAAGAACCGGCACCGGAACATCACCAGTTCCTCATCGCTGGCACCGTAGCCGCGAATGAATTCCTCGGTGGTTTGGTCCACCCGCTCGGCCCGCAGCACCGCGAGACGTTCCCAGGTCTCGACCGGGGTGCCGTAGTCATCGACCATGGTGCTGGCGCGGTCGATGCGGATGGTCTCGACAAGCCGCCCGGACTTCATGACGCCACCTCGGCGATCAGCGCCTCGACCACGACGACGCCATGGGAATGCTCGCCATCGGGATCGCGCAGGAAGCGCATCGAGGAGACGCGCACATCGGCGCAATGCATGCCTGCGGCCATGGTGAGACGCCCGGCATGGATGGCGCGGCGAATCTCGCCGGCAATGGTCTTGACGCCTTTCATCGAGGCCTCGCGCTGCCAGACGTGCAGGCTGTGATAGACACGGGTATGGGTGCGGCGCAGGCTGGTTCCTTCGTCCACCGCCTGGCTGTCGCCCAGCAGGATTGCCGGCATGGCCGAGGGGCGCTGGAGCGTATCGAGGATCTGCGCCGCTGGCACCAGGGCGAGAACGCCGCCCCAGGTGGTCAGGCGGGCGCGGATCGCTTTCTGAACTTCCAGATCGACGCTCATTTCGCCTCCCTGATCGCCTTGCCGACCGCGCGCTTGATGCGGTTCAGGGCGCGTTTGCGGCCGAGCCGGAAGGACGGCCAGAAGAACGGATGCGGGGGCACGGCCGAGCCATGCAAACCACCGCCGTGGCCGTATTCGACCAGGTGCGCATAACGCACATCGGCATTGCCGGCGGTGACGGCCGTCGTCAGTTCCGGCACCACCATGCTGCCGCCCGGCTGCGAATAGGGCGGGGTCGAGAGGCCCGGCCCGGTGACCTTGATCGAATCCTTCAGGTCGCCATCGTCCACCGGCACCGTGACGCGCATCAGGTCCGCGATTTCCTCGGCTGACTTCTCCAGCGCCGGCACCACGGCGCGCCGCGCCGCCACGGGCACGGCCCGCATGCGCTTCTGGAACCGGGCAAGGCCACCATCATCCGCCATCAGAAGGTCCACTCCCTGAAGCCGTCCACGATATCCCGGACACCGAAAGGCAGTTCCCGGCTCATGTCGGTGACCGCCTCGCGGTTCTCGAACCACCAGGACGCCAGTTGCATAACGGCTTCCCTGATCGCGGGCGGGATTTCCGGTTGGTCCTCGCCCCCGAAACGCTCCTCGATGACGAAGCCCAGCATGCGCTCGATATGGTTCTGCGCCGCCGCGATCTTCCTCTCGATCAGGGTATCGTCCGCATCCTGATCGGGCGTCAGGCCGAGGTTGTCCTTCATGTCCTCAAGGGTGACGATAGCCATGTCAGGCATCCTCGCTGCGGAAGGTTTCCGAGGTGGGCAGAACATCGGCCTGCAACTTCATGATGCTGTTCGCGGTATCGAAAACCTCGAAAAGCCCGGTCACGAGCCCGAACCATCCCCGCCAGTGCGCGTCGCCCGGGAAGACCAGCCGGAACGGATAATGCGCGCGGGACCGGGAAGCCGACCACAGGATCGCCTGTCCGGTATCTTCCGGGTCATTCCCGAGAATGATCTGCCAGGCGGGACGGCGTTCCAGGCTCTTTACGGTTTCAAGCTGCGGGTTGCCTTCTTCGCAATCCACATAGACCGCTTCTTCGGTGTCCCATTGCGCGCCCACCATGCCGATCGCCTCGGCCTCGCCGATCTCGACCCAGCCGGAAGCCGGCAGCGCCCCGGGCGTTTCCACGGGGGCGTCGGCGATGTAGAGGCGGCTTCCGGCGGTGGGGTAAAGCATGGATCAGGCCTCGGCCGCGTCCACCTTGACCACGTTGGAGTTGACCCAAAGCGTGGTGTTCAGCTTCATGACGTTGTTCGCCGTATCCAGCGCCTCGACCGCGCTTGCCACCTTCGCCACGAAATAGCGCGTGGATCCGGTGCCACCGGGCGGGGCATCGTTCAGCACCAGGCGGAAGGCATAGTCATGCGGGGTCTTTTCGGCCGCGATGACGGCGATCTGGCCGGCATCCTCGTAGTCGATGCCGCAAACCACCTCCATGGAGCCGGCGTTGCGGGTGCCCTTCAGGCGCCGGGTGCGCGAGGAAGCAACCCCGTCGAAGGTGATCTCGGCCGAGGTATCGCCCACCGATCCGAGACCCTCGGTCTCGCCGATCTCGGCCCAGACCTGCGAGGTGAAGTCGGCCGCCACGAAATCCGTGGACTTCGCCGCCAGCGGGCCGCCGATATAGAGCCGGGCGCCATTGGTCGCGTAGATGGTCATTGCTGATCCTTTCGGGTGCTGCGCCGTTCCAGCCTCTGCTTGGCGCTGTTGTGATGATGGGCGCAGAGGCCCTGCCAGTTGCGGGGATCGTCCCGCAACTTGGCATCGCCCTTGTGCGGGATGACGTGATCGACATGGGTGGCGAGCGCCGGACCGCCCTTGTGGCCCAGGTCGCAGCCCGGCCATTTGCAGAAGCGGTTCTCGGGCCGGGCGAGGAAGACCTTGCGGGCCTTCTCCCAGCTGCGCCCATATCCCCGCTGGCTGCTGTTTGGTCGGGCCATGTCGAACCGGGCCTTGCGCTCGGCATCGCGTTTCGCCTCGCACGGGCAGCGGGCGCCCGAGGGCACCACCTTGCCGCAACCGCACAGGCGAGGCGCGCGCACCGGCATCAGACCGCCATCGCCAGCTTGCGGAAGGCGGTGGGACGCACCACCCCGGCACCGACACGGCGGCGGGCGTGATAGCGCATCAGGCCGTTGATCCGAACCGAATAGGGATCGGCCAGGATCGACAGCGACAGCCGGTCATAAATGCGATACCCGCGCTTGAAGTCGCCGAAGATGATCGGTTCTGCATCCTCGGCAATGTCGGGCATGTCCACTGCCTCCACCACCGGGCGGCCGAGGATCGTTTCCGGCTGGCCGGCCTGATAGGAGGGCTGCCACAGGTAGTTGCCATGTCCGTCCTTCAGGGTGCGCACGGCCGCCAGCGTGTTGCCGTTCATCACCCAGGTGCCCGCCTGGCGATAGGTCGCCGGCAGCGAATACATCATCGCAATCAGGGCATCGGGATCGAGATTCGCGACATGACCATTGTCATGCGTCACGATATCGGCATTGGTCATGAAGCCCGAGGGCTCCAGCGCCGTGCTGCCGTTGACGAAGGCAAGGCTTTCCTTCTGGCCGAAGTCCTCGGCAAGGGCCATGTTGACCTCGGTCAGCACGTTGGCGCTGTCTTCCGCCAGCTGCAGCGAGATATCCACGAAGGTCGCCAGTTCGCGGATTTCGATATCGCCCTGATCGAAGGCCGGTTCGCTGCCGGTGCGGGTGGTGGTTTCGCCCACCCAGACCGCGTTTGTCACGCTGGTGCGCATCGGCAGGATCACCTTTGCGGCGCTGGTGCTGCGCACATCGGCGATGGTGCGGATCGGCGAGAACTCGACCAGGTTGCGGATGAAATCCGTCTCGATCTGTTCCGGGGCGAGGACATGGTTCGGGGTATCGCTGGCCGTGGTCAGGGCCTTGCCTTCGAGATCGCCCGTGCGCAGGTAATCGATGAAGGCCTTGCGCTCGGCCGCCTGTTCATCATCGCCGCCACCGTTGCCGCCGCCCGGCCGGTTCGCCTTGGCTTCCAGCTTGTCCAGCCGTGCGATCAGAGGCGCGACATCGGCCTTCTTTTCGATATCGGCCATCCGTTCATCCACGGTCTTGGTCAGGTCGGCCAGCGCCTTCGTGACGACGGCATCGGGTTCTTCGTCCTCGCCCTTGCGGATCAGGACGGCCGCGGAACCCAGCAGCGCGGTTTTGGACAGGTGTTTCATCAGTTCCTCTTGGAAAGCTGCGCCGCAGCGCGTTGCAGGGCCGCGGCAAGGCGCAGAGCGCCGACCGCGTCTTTGGCGGAAGTCACCTTCGCGCCGGGATGACAGGGCAGCGTCACCAGGGACGCCTCCATCAGGTCGAGGGCGGAAATCGTGCGGCCCTTGCCGTGCCGAGCGGCCTTGCGGGCAACGAAGCCGATGGAGATGCCGCGCACGGCACCGGCCTGCACCAGGGCGCGAACCTCGCGGGCGCGCGGCAGGTCCTCGACCAGCAGCCGGCCTTTCAGATGCAGGCCATCGGCCTTCTCCTCGGCCTCCTCCCAAACCCCGACCGGGTCGTTCGGGTCGTGGCCGAACAGCATCGGGATGGGCATCCTGGCGGAAGCGAAAGCGCCCTTGGTGATCACGTCGCCCACGCGGTCGGGCGCGCCGAAGGGCCAGGCCAGCGCCGTGATGGCGCCGGTCTGGTCGGCCAGGACCTTGGTTTCGATGAAGCTGCGGTCCATCAGCGCGCCTCCATGAAGGCCGCGCGGTCGCCGGCCATGGCATCGACCTGCTGATGAACCCACTGCGCCGCCCGCAGGACGCGCAGCACGTTGGCATGGGTGAACGGGACCGGCTCGCCGTCCTCGGCAATCTCCCAGCCCAGGACGCAGCGGCCGAGGCTGTTCAGCCGGCACTTCTCGCGCGCCTCGGCCGAAATCCGGCCTTCGTCATCCGCCGCCGCCGCAAGATCGTCGACCATCTTCAGCCGGGCGCGCGCCTGGGTGGCGCTGTCCGGGCCGGCGATCAGGAAGCGGATGCCGGTCGGCTTGCCGGTCACCGGGTCCAGCAGGTCGAACCAGCGGCCCCGGTCCTGATCCTCGGCATTCGACAGGATGTCATTCAGCTGCATCGGGCTTGTCCTCGGCAGGTTTGGGCGCGGGTGCCGCGCTGATGTTCGGGTTCAGGAACTCGTCGCCGCCCTCGCGCGGCGGCAGGCCCAGCCATTGCCGACCCTCGTTCGGGTTGATGGTGCGGCTGGAAATCAGGCTGTTGATGGTGGTGGCGCGGGTCCCCAGATCGGCACGGGTCAGGTCGTCGCGGTCGAAGCGGATGACGTGGTTGCCGCGCTCCTCGTCCGAGAACAGCGCCCGGCGCAACGCGCCTTCCAGCCCGCGCAGCCACGGTTCCAACGTGTAGGACAGGAACTCGCGGCCCTTCTGTTCCGAGTTCGACCAGGTGGCGCGGGACAGGTCGCCCACCATCGGCGCCGGGATGTTGAAGGCCCGGGCGATCTCCTCGATCTGGAACCGGCGGTTTTCGAGGAACTGCGCATCCGTGCTGTTGAAGGTGAACGGCTCGAACGTCATGCCGTCATAGAGGATCGCCGTGCGGCCCTGGTCCTCGCCCTCATGCGCCAGCCGCCACGCGGCCCGTGCCGCCTTCACGGCTTCTTCCTGCATGCCCTTGGGGATCAGCAGCGCGCCCGAGGGACGGGCGCCACGGGTGAACAGCTTGCCGGCGTGACGGTCCAGGGCGACGGCGATGCCGATGGCCTCGCGGGCGAGCGACAGCGGGCAACGGTCGAGGGGCGGCAGGAGGTGGACCACGTCGCGGGCCGGGACCGGCTGGTTGTTCAGCCGATAGCGGCGCTCGCCGGTCTCAAGGTCGAGGTCGAATTGCAGGAAGGACTGGCGATAGCGGATGATCTCCCGCGGCTCGCCGTTCACCCGGTTGACCCAGGCCAGCCCGCCGGCGTCGTTCATCAGCGCGTCCCGGACGATCTGCCGGATCAGTTCGAAGCCCGTGGTCCAGTCGTTCGCCTCGTCCCGCAGCAGCGCCAGAAGCGGATGGTCGGGCACGTCCACCTCGTCCTGACCCTCGATCCGCTTCACGGTCACGTCGAGCGAGGCGACGGCTTCCGAGATCAGCTGGATCGCGTTCGCGACCACCGGCACCTTGAGCGCCTCGGCCTGGTTGACGACGATGCCGGCCGAGGTGGTTTCCGTCAGCCCGAAGAGCGACAACAGCGCCGCATCGGGCGAGGCCAGCGACTTGCGCTCGGGCGTGAAGGCTTTGCGAAGATGGGTCCAGATGCTCATAGACCAGTTTATGCGCGCCGCCGCGCCGGTCTGATAAGCTCCAAGATCCTACAAAATCCTCCAAATCCCTACAAATCCATTTCAGGCTTTGCGGCGCAGCCATGCCAAAAGCTCGGATCGGAACGCGAAGTAGCTGCCCGAACCGGCCGGCTTGTAGATCGGAACCTCGGGCAGTTGCGCCCAGGTGCGCGCCGTGTTGACGCTGACGCCGAGGACCTCGGCAATCTGGTTGAGGCCCCAGATCTTCCGCTCGGGGTCCAGCACGGCATCCGCGCGCCACCGATCCAGCGGCGGTTGTTCCATTTTTTCCTGTTTCGCCATCGTCATTCCCTGCCTTCCTGTCCCATGCTTCTCTCATCTCTTTGAACTGAAATGAAAAAAGCCTATTTCCCGCAAATGTTGCGCTCGGGACCCCCCGCCGGTCCCCGCCAAAGGGCCAAAATCGGAAACCACCCCCGGGGTCACTCGACCACCCGGTCGAGGACCGGCACCCGCCAGTCGGCCGCGCACCGTTCCGCCTCAAGGATCGCCTCGGCATAGCTCGCACCGTCCCAAAGCACCGCCTGCCCGCCATCGTCCTCGATCAGCAGGACCATGAACCGAGCCGGGCAGGCCATCGGCACCCCGAGTGCGGCCAGCGCGCCGCGACGGGTGCGCAGCCCCCTTGCCGATCCGCCCACGATCTCGATCCGGTCAACGGCCGCAAAGGTCTGCCCGATCATCTGCCTTTCCTCTGCCGATACGGCCGAGGCCAGGCGCGAGCCGGTTGAGGAACCGGGGCGACAGGCGCGCAATCAATGCCGCGCTCGACCTCCATGTCGATGCGGAGGATGCGCAACTCGCGCTGTATCCGAAGCAGCACGTCCGAGGCCTTGGCGTTGAGCGGTGCCCGGCCCATGTTCGAGCCGCCGGTTCCGAGGGACATAAGCTCGTAATCGATGGCCTTGATCCGCTGGATGATGGCCTCGGCCTGCTCATCGCTGGTCGTTCTTCGGAAGAGTTTCGCTGGTCGCCTCATTCTCGCCACCTGTAACCTGTTGATTTCACAACAGAGTGACAAAGGTGACAAAAATACGCTTATCCACCGTATACGCGCGCACCACGCGCGCTTGCGCGTATACGGTGGATAAGGGAAAATCTGTCACCTTTGTCACCATCATTTCAATTTCAGACCTTCAAGGCCTCTTGCCTTGTTCCGCCGGGCATCGGTGAACCCGCGCCCGCGAAGTTCCTTGATCAGCGTGTTCTGGGTCCAGGCGCTCATGCCCTGCCTTTCGATCCACTGGGTGAAGCGCTGGTGCAGATCGGCCGAGCTTTCGAAGCCCCCGACCACAAGGTCGATCTCGTCAGCGATGAACTGCCCGACCGTGTCTTCGCTGTCGAAATACTCGGCCGATGCTGCTGCGATCCTGTCGGGCACATCCAGCCCGCGCCGCAGCCACATATCCACACCCTCGATGCACCAGCGCAGGATGGCCGGACCCTCGGCCTTGAGCTTGTCTGGCAGGCCCGTATCTCGCCGGTCGGGCGGGATGGTGACCGTGAAGGGCACCATGACCACGCGCGACCGGATAGCCTCGTCCACGCCCCGGAATGACGGCTGGGTGTTGCCGGCGATCATCAGGGTGAGTTGCGGGTCGAAATCGAAGAAGTCCTGCCGCATGAACCGGGCGCTCAGCTTATCGCCGCCGGTCAGGTCCTTGATGACGCTTTCATCCCAGGTCTTGCCGCGCGGAAGCTCGCTGCCCATGACCAGGCGCGCGCCATGCAGGCCGGCGATATCGGTGGAATGCCGTTCGACCTGCGAATTCAAAAACGTCTCCGCAGCCGCCTTCCGTGCATAGTCGTTCCACAGCCAGAACAGCGTGTTCAGGAACACGCTCTTGCCGTTCCGGCCCGTGCCGTAGAGGAACAGCAGCTTGTGTTCGTTCGTCATGCCCGTGAGCGCGTAGCCCGCGGCCCGCTGCATGAAATCGATGATCACATGGTCATTGTCGAAGATCTCATGCAGGAAGGTCAGCCAGCGCTCGGGCTCGGCCCCCTTCTCGGCCGGGGCCACCGCGGTCAGCTTCGTGATCATGTCCTCGCGCCGAGCCTGTCGCAATTCTCCGGTGCGAAGATCCACCGTGCCGCCCGGCGTTCCGAGCAACATCAGATCGGCATCGAACTGCGCCGCCAGCGAAGCGCTGGGGCTGTTCGACTGGGCAAGGAATTCGACACTGGCGACCGTGGATTTGTGCCGCAGGGTCTCGGCCCGCGCCTTCGCCCAGGTCTTGAGCTTTTCACCATCCTTCGGCCCGAGGCTTTCCGCCTTGCGGTCAGCCCAGCCCAGAACCTCATCGGCCTTCTGCCGCAGGAAGTCCCGGACCCTGGTCATGTCCTCGCGCGACTCGTCCCGCCGCCAGCACACGCCATCCCAGAACAGCCACCTGCCCCAAAGGGCCACGTATCGGGCATTCTCATCCCAGCCACGCCGGCCGATCTCAAGCGCCAGGGCATCCTGCGACAAGGCCACACCGTCGAAGCCGCCGCCTCCATCGTCGGGCTCGAATTCAGACGACGCCGGAAGGTCGATCTCGACCGCCGCTGCCATCACGGACCGCACTTCATCGACTGCGGATTTCCTCTTGCGGGCGGTCAT